TTATTGATATGAAGACGACTTCCACGCCCGTGGAGGATTCCGGTCTGATTGACCGGGATATGGCCCGCTACGGGTACGGCTGGCAGGCTGCCTTGTATTGCGATCTGTATGAAGCGATTTTCAGGATACGCCGGAATTTCATGTTTGTGTTCATGGAGTCGGCAGCTCCTTACTGCATTTCCGAGGTGCGGATGGATCAGGAGGCCCTGGAGCATTACCGGGGGCAGTATATGGCCGCCCTGCGCCAGTACGCCGAGTGCGTGGCGACGGGGATTTATCCGGGGGCTGTGGCCTTGCCGCGGTATTTCCGCATTCCGCGCTGGGAACTTAAAAAGGGATGGGAAGGAGGTGCGGCATGATGACCACGCTGACCATTACTTTGCCCCACACGCCGCGGTGTTTGTCCCCCAATGCGAAGGCCCCTCTCACGCAGAGGGGGGCCATTGTGGCCGGTTATAAGAAGACGGCTGCCAAGAGCCGCGCCCGGAATATAGCCTGGGGCAGGACTTATGAAGCCCTGAATGGCCGGAGGATGATGCCGACGCATTACCGGGTGATCTGGTTTTACAAGGGACCGAAGCCGGACGCGGATAATTGCCTGGCCCGCTGCAAGGCGTATCTGGACGGGGCCTGCAAGGCCCTGGGCATTGACGATCGGACGCTGGACTGCGCCGGGATTGACCGCGTGCATGACCTGACTCGCGCCGGACAAGTAGAAATCGTGTTTGAAAGGAGGGACGATGAAAACGCCTAAATGCCCGCTGTGCGGCACACCTTTGAAAGCCATACGAGGATATGATGTCCGAGGAATAACAACCGATTGGGTTGCTGGTTGCTACAACTGCTTCTTCCAGAGTTCCCATTTTTGGAAAACCAAGAAGGCATGTATTGAAGATATGGATAGGCTTGTTTCTTTGTTTCCTCCCATCATGAGGGTTTGGCCGGGGGACAAGTTGCAAGTAGAGGATGGAAGCATTTGTGAAGTGATAAACGTTAATAAAAATCTAGCAATGATGGACGTGAGGAGAGGTGAAGGAAGACCAGTATTCACGATTGCAGATACTCATGTCATTAGATGGCCTTGGGAACTCGAACAGGAGGGAGGGACGGAGCAATGATTAACATCCTATTATCCGTCAGGCGGCCTTTCTCCGGGAAAATTCTGTCCGGGGAAAAGAGATGGGAGTTGCGGAAAAACGTACCGCGCTTAAAAAAAGGCGACTCCGTAACGCTGTGGCTCTACGAGTCCGGGAAAGACGGAAAACGGGCCATCATCGGCAAGTGCCGGATGGTTTCCTATGTGTACATGCGCCACATGCCATTCGGGAAAGCTCTTGGATTATTCATCAAAGATGCTTGCGTCTCTAAAACTCGCCTGCGGACCTATCTCCCCTGCTACGCCTGGGGAGTCCAGGACCCCGTGAGGCTCCCCGCCGCCGTGCCCCTGTCTGATATTGGACTGACCCGCCCGCCGCAGAGCTGGCAGTACATCAGCCCGGAACAGGCGGCCATTTTGGAAAGGAGGATGGAGGCATGAAAGCCATTCTTGACGCCTGTTGTGGTTCCCGCATGTTCTGGTTTAACCGCCGCCATCCCGATGTGGTGTTCATGGACCGTCGGGAGGAAACGCACATGCTTTGCGACGGGCGAACCTTGGAAATCAAGCCGGACGTCGTCGGGGACTTCCGGGAGATGCCTTTCAGCGACGGGGAGTTTCGCCTTGTCGTGTTTGACCCTCCGCACCTGATTCACGCCGGAGAATCGTCCTGGCTGGCCAAGAAGTACGGGAAACTGGACCGGAAGACATGGAGGGATGATTTGAAGGCCGGATTCCGGGAGTGTTTCCGGGTTTTGGAACCGGGCGGCGTTCTGGTGTTCAAATGGTGCGAGGATCAGGTTTCAACCGCAGAAGTGCTGAAACTGGCCAGCCATGAGCCTTTGTTCGGACACCGCCGCGGGAAGACCGTCTTCCTCGTTTTTATGAAACCCTCCATATTTAGCATCCAGGCCGCGGAGAGGAAGAAAAATGAAAATTGAAATTATGCTTAAAGGGTATGGAATACATCAATATACCACTCTACGTTATCCGCTCCAATGAGTACATAGGCGCTGATCCCACCCAGCGGGCCACGTGGCTTTCTTTGATCGCCTGGTCTTGTGACCAGGAGAATATGGGGCGGATTGCCGGGGCACGGTCTTGGGGAGACCGCCGCTGGATGCAGTCTTGCGGGGTCATGGCTTCCGAGGTGGCCGAGTCCTGCGGTCTTTTCCGCTGGGACGGAGACGACCTTGTCATTTCTTTTTACCCTGCCGACGCCCAGCGGGAGATTGAGCGTAAAAGGGAAATCGCGCGTGCCAACGGACGTAAGGGAGGCCGGAAACCAACGCCGGAACCTATACCGGAAACCAACGTTGGTTCCGACGTAGGAAACCAACGTTGGATAGCAAATGAAGCTTCGTTGGAAAGCGAAAAGAAAGGAAAAGAAAAGAAAGGGAATATAGGGGGAGAAATTACTACGGTGGACAGTACACCGGGGGAAGAAGCGCCCGCTGCTCCTGTGCTGCCTGCCCAGTCTTTCCCGAACCGGGAACGCCTGAACGACGTCCGGGGGATGCGCTGCGCCGACAATCACGCGGATATGGGGGCTTCTCCCGGCGCCGCCAGGTTCATGGCTGCCTGTTTGGAAATCAACCCTTCATGGTCCCGGACAATGCCAACTGCCATTGAGCAGGCAGCCGCGCTTGAGGCTTACCGTTCAGCACAGGGACGGGTGACGCCGCGGGATATGGAGATGTTGAGGGATTATTACGCGTCAGGACTGACGGAGGACTGCAAGAAGAAAGCTTTTTGGAGGCCGGACAGCCGCAAGAAGTTTTGGGAGTGCTTCGGGGATGTGCTCACCCACGCGGAACGCTGGGCAAAAGAGACACGCTGGAAGCCGGCAGCGGCCCGTAAGAAGCCGAAGCCCGAAGAACCACGGCAGCCGGAAGGGCCCGTTGTGACCACCGAAGAAGCCGCAGTAGAATTGAAGAATTGGAGAAAAGAATTGGGACTGGGAGGTGACGAATGAAGCAGGAATATAAGAATCTATTGAGGAACATTATACACCGGAAGGTGAGTCCGTCGCAGCTGCTTATTCTGATGGAAATCCGAGACCATCCGGGCAGGATGTCGCGGGAGATTGCCACCCGTTGCCATTTGGATCCCAGCAATGTGTCTCACCGGCTGGATTATCTGGTGCGGGCCGGCGACGTGATCAGAATCGGCACACGGCCTTGCGTGTTTTATATCAGCAGGCAGGGGCGTGATTTTTTAGAGTGTCTTGAGGATTCAAAGCCAACAGGTTGATTGTCTCGGGCAAGAAGTATTGATTCTCACCAAATTGACGCGCTGAAAATCAGGAGGGTAAAATATTGGTATGAGAAGGAAGGATAACAAGACCAAAGTGACCGAGAAGAAGAAGGAGTTTGCGAGGCTTCTGGTTGCGGAAAAGTTGTCCAAGGCGGACGCTTATCGTAAGGCCCACAATCGCAAGGATATGAGTAATGTCGCAGCCAGCAAGGCGGCATCCCGTTTGTCCAAAGATGACGAAGTTTTGCGAATGATTGACAAATTGAATAAGCAACTGGATAAGTCTGCTGTGCTGACCAGGCAGCAGCGCATGGAATGGTTGTCCCGCGTAGTGACAACTCCCATCGGCAATGTTGGTAGCGCATCCGATCTCTGTCAGGAGGTTTCCATGGATGAAACCGGAGCGAAATTTAAGATGCCCTCAAAAATCGCCGCTATTGCCGAGCTTAACAAGATGGATGGCGCATACACTCCTCAGAAGATGGAAGTGGATGCAGGAGAGAATTTTATAACCCTGCTGTCCTCCCTGCCTTTTGAGCCTCCCGTGAAGCAGGGATAAAAACGTTGATTCTCGCCAACTTGCATTTCCCGTGTTTTGTGGCTCATGATTGAGCCATGTTAAATTTTCTGGGAATGACGCGCCATTTGTCCACGACGGCAGGCTATGCCAAGCGCATAGGCTGGATTTTGCTCGAGGATGTAACGCAATCTCCGTTCCCGTTAACAGGAGTTTCTTTCACCGGTGTGGTGAAGACGGAACAGGGAGACTTGCCCGTTGTTATTGAACACGGCGAGCAAGAACATTGTTTGGAGCTTACTTTTCCTGCCCTGCCTGTTGGCCGCTGGCCGTATGCCATTCATGCACAGGATGAGTCCGGAGAGGATTTGAGGCTGTTTTCCGGTTATATTGGGGCCGTGGATTCTGTGGCTCCTGTTGAGTCGTCCACGGTGTACGATATTCCTGCAATGGGTATTACGATACCTGTTGAGGCAAGTAAGACGATCAAGGCCCAGTGGCTTTCCAACACGGCCTCCATTATCGCGGCCCAACAGGCGCAACAGAATGCCAACACTTCCTCCACCAATGCGGAAACGGCGAGCCAGGCAGCCAAGACGGCAACGGACGCGGCAGCCACCGCTGCTGCACGGGCCGAAGAGGCGGAAGGCTATGCAGGGGCTGCCTGGGCCTCCAAAAATGCTGCCGCCGATTCTGCGACCGCCGCCAGCACATCCGCAACTAACGCGGCTCGTGACGCCAAGAGCGCCAATGACGCTAAAACGTCTGTGGAGTCGCTGGCCGCCACCTGGCCGGAAACGGTCAACAACGGGAAGCAACAGATTATTGAAGCCAGGAATGAGGCTGTTACTGCCATTCAGGATAAGCAAGCCGATTCTGTTCTTGCCGTGGGACGTGCCTCACAGACCGCTCAGCAGAATATAGCCGGCGCACGAACGGATGCCGTTGCCGCCGTGCAAACGGCGCAGGAGAGAGCGGTGGGGGCGATTACGCCCCTTGTCCAGCGCGCCGAAACCGCTAAAGAGGCTATAGATCAGGCGGAGGGGCGCATCAATACGGCGGCGACTAATGCCGCGACCTCCGCCACCAGCGCGGCCAACTCCGCCACAGAAGCCCAGCAGGTCCTTGAGGCCATACCGCAGGTGGACGCCTCCGGCAACATGACGCTGGCCGGCAATATCACCGCCGCGGGAGGCACGTTTGACGCGGTCGTCAATGCCAATGGAGGCATCAACATTCCTCTGGCCGTGGGGGCGGTAACGGATACGTCAGCGGTTAATCGCCTGTACGCCGCGGGCATGGC